GGCTCACCGGCGTCTCAGAAGCAGACGTCGATGATGCTGTCCAGCGTTTTCGGAGTATTACGGCACGGGACGAGGATCGAGAGCCTCAGGTCAAATAGTAGCGTCGATACCGGGATCACCTACGGCATCCAGCTCCCTGGAGCGGTGCCGTTCTTTGAGGAATACGACGCGATGATCGAGGCCAACTACAATCAAGAGCAGTGGAACGGCCTCCAGCCCTGGCAGCGGGCGGAGGCCGTTGCTCATTTCCGGGTCAAGCGGCACATCGGTCTGCATGAGGCCGAGGCCCTAGACACTCACTTCCGATCCAAGAGGCCGAAGAAGTAAATGGCATTCGAGAACATCGGTGTCCGGGCAGTCATTGAAGGGATTTCCGCCTTCAATCGTGACGCGGATGCGATCAATCGCCGACTGAAAGAAGTCACCGGGAATATTGAGGGCATTGCCCCGGCGACGAAGAAAGCCTCTCGTGGTCTGCGCGACATCGAAGGCGATCTGACCAAGACCGGCATCGCACTCTCGGCGGTCGGTGCGGCAGGCGTTGCATTGATTTTTACTTCGACTCAGCTGGCCGCCCGAGTCGAGACCTTGGGTGTCGTGACAGCGGTCCTTGGAAAGAACATAGGCAAGAGCGAACCCGAGATTCGGGACTTGGAGAAAAGCATCGCGGCACTCGGGATCACTCTTCAAGGTTCCCGCCAAGCGATTGCATTGATGATCCAGTCGAACATTGATCTGGCGAACTCGACCGATCTGGCTAGGCTGGCCCAGAACGCGGCGGTGATCTCGGGCGAGAACTCAACCGATACGTTCGTCCGTCTGATCAACGTTATTACCTCGGGCAACATAGTATCGGCCCGAGCGCTGGGTCTACAGGTGCGGTTTGAGACCGCCTATGCCCAGACCGCGGCGGCACTGGGGAAGACGACCGAATCCTTAACAGAACAGGAACGGGTCCAAGCCCGGACCAACGCGGTCTTGGCTTCCGGGGTAGCGATAGCGGGTGCCTATGAAGCCGCGATGGAAACGGCGGGCAAGAAGGTCACCAGCTTGGATCGCCACATTGAAGAGAGCGGACGAATCCTCGGAGAGGCTTGGCTTCCGGTTTACGCCGAGGCCGTCGATCTAGTTACTGCGAGTTTGGAGAAATGGGAGGATTTAGGTGCCGTCCAGCAAAATTTGATCTCGACCGGACTTGGAGCGACCAGCATCACGTTGGGATTGGCGGGTGCTTTGGCACTCACGGCGGCAAAGTTACCTGGAATCATAGCTTCTTTCGGGGCAGTCGGTGCCGCGGTGGGATTGAGTGCCGGTGCCTTTGCCGTACTGGTTGTGGCAATTGGGGCAGTCATCACCGCGGGAGTCCGATTACTGGCGTTCATTCGAGAGACCAAGGCGCAATCGAAAAAACTCAAAGAAGAGTTAGGTGACTTCCATAAGCAGCTCCTGATCGGATCCGACAATTATGAGCAATACCGGAGAGAGGTGGATCGGGTCAATGGAGTCATCCGAGATCAGGGAGCCTTGGGGCGATTGCTAACCAAAGAGATCGACGCTTTGAGCGAGGCGGAATTCTCTGCGGCTCAGGAAGCGGCTCGTCTCGAAAGTGCGCAGGGCGGAGCTACGGACGCGATGAGCGACGCGGATGCCGCGGCCGCCGAAGCCGCCAGTGGGTTTGAGGATATGGCCGCTGCGGAAGCTGAGGCGAGCCGACAAGCCGATAATTTGGAGCAGGCTCAGGAAAGGCTGCAAGGAAGACTGGAGGAGCTTCAGCTCCAGATCTCCACCGACATCACTCCTCAGTTTGGTGACTTCAAAGGAAAGCTCGAAGATCTGAATGCCGAGATCGATTCCTTGGAGACCGAAAAGCTGGAGGCCGTTGCCTCGCTAGAGGTCGAGGGCCTGGAAGAGACCGAACAAGCCAAAGAGCGATTGGCGGAACTGAACGAGCAGCGGAAAGATGCGGTCCAACGGTTAGCGGAGATGCAGACTGAACTGGAGATCGCTCGTTTACGAGAGGCCGAACTGAATGACGAAACCTCCGAAGCTAGCCGCCTCCAAGCCGAGGCCCGCCTGGATCGCCTCACGGCCGATATTGCTGACCAGCGTCAGGAGATCTCCAGTCTGAGTCAAGAGATCAAAGAAGCGGGCGGGGCCACCGAAGAGATCGCCACCAGTCAGCAAGCACAACTCGCCGAGCTGGAAGCGGAGTACGCCGAACGGATGGAATCGATCCGCGGCGAGATCGATGATACGACCGAGGCTTGGAGTCAGCAGACCAAAGAGATCATCTTCAATCTGGCAACCCAGCGACTCGGGATCGGGGGGTTTACCGAGGAAGAGATTAGGGCCCTGACAACCCTAGCCGGCCCGGAAGGTCTGGGATTGCTTGACGAAGCAGGAGTCGCGCTAATTGAAAAGGTGGATCTACTCAGCGATGCGATGTCCAGGAGCGGAGATCAATCCGGTCTCTTTGCTGAGGACATGGTGACTCTCTCAGCGATCATGGCCGATCCCACGCAATCGGCCGAGGACTTGGCGGCTGCGATCCGGGATATAGGCAGTGCGGTGCTTGAGAGCTTCCCGACCCCGAGATTCGCACAGGATCCTTTCGCGATGCAGTTTGGAGCAGGGGAACAAACATCCGCAGCAGACGTTGGGGTTTTTGGAGGCCGGAGACAGTTTGGAGGTCCGGTCGGCCGCGGCCGTCCAGTCAAGGTTGGAGAACGCGGTGAGGAGCTGTTCATTCCGAGGTCGTCGGGGGAGATCGTTTCCAATCGTCTGCTTTCTGTATTGAATTCTCTGGCCTCCGCGCTTCCGATCGCCGCGCCCCCGCTCGCGATGGCATCGGCAGGAGGATCCACGACCAACAATGAATTCAGACAGACCATCAACACCAGCGCCCCGGTTGAACCGATTGCCGCCGATTTCCGATTGATGGCCCTGATGGGCGAGCGCCGCGGCTGATGGGAAACGCCAAGCTCGAAATCTACGAGCCGGACGCGACCATCAACCTGGTTCTCAATCCCAGGCTGACCGTCAACACGACCGGATACACGGCTTCGGGATCCTCGATCAGCCGGACCTTGGCCCGGGCGCGGTGGGGCTTGGCTTCGCTCCTGGTCAACACGAACGGGGCGGGGCTGCTTGAAGGGGTTTACTTCTCCGTCAATCCCGCGGTCTCCAACCAACCCTATGCGGGCAGTCTCTATGCTCGGGGCTCTGGAACTGTCCGGGCTAGGTTGCGGGATGCGACGAACGGGATTGAATTCGTCAGCGAACGGGTGACCCTGGATGACCGGCACTGGGTCCGGCTGGAGGTCCTGGGCCGGACCGGGGGCGCGGTCTCGGCCGACCTGCGGCTGTACGCCGAGACGGTCGGGTCCATCCAGGATGTCGATTTCTACGCCGACGGTTTCCAGATCGAGGCCAAGCACTATGTCTCCAGCTACTGCGACGGGGATCTGGAGGATGACCTACCCCGCCACGCGGGAGACCGGTACTTCCGCTGGACCGGGACCAAGCACGAGAGCACGAGCACAAGATCAGATCGGTTGCGGCCGGCGGGACGGCCCCGCCAGATCGAACTCGCGGACATCGAGGTCTACGTCACCCAGGCCTCGGGCCTCGGGATGGCTCCGGTGCTGCTCAACATCCAGCGGCTCGGCGCCCAGGACGGTTCGGAGGTCCAGAGCTTCAGGGCACAGGATCGGGTCTTGCAGATGGTGTTCTGGGCCCGCAAAGATCCGCAGAGCGCGGTCTGCAGTCCCGCTTCTCTGCGCGAGCTCCACCTGCTCCGAGAGCGACTGGAAAATCTGATCAAGCCCGATCGGTCTCACGGCGCGCAGCCGTTCCTGCTGCGCTACCTGGATGGCCCGGACTCGTTGGAGGTCTTCGCCCACTACGAATCGGGGTTGGAGTTCGACGGGGATCTGCGGTTCCCGTATCACAACTCCTTCGGAGTCCGGATGCTGGCGGTCCGGCCGTACTGGATCTCCGACAGCCAGGATGTCCTGCAACTGACCGCCAATCAATCGATCCCAAATTCCAACTGCCTGATTGCGAGGATCGACGGCGAATGGCAGGCACTGGGGACTGGGGCGAACAGCGAGGTCCGTGACTTCGCGGTCCATCCGAACGGCGACATCTACATGGTCGGGGCCTTCACGGCGGTCGATGGAGTGGCCTCGACCCGCGGGATTGCGCGCTGGAATGGATCTTCTTGGGAATCAGCCGGCGGGGGTTTGGATGATGGGGTGGCTTACCAGGTCGCCATCGGTCCGGACGGAACGGTCTTTCTCGCCGGCGATTTCGACAACATCGCGGCGGTCGCCCGGAACAACGTAGCCCGCTACAACCCGGCGACCGACACCTGGAGCAGCATGGGGTCGGGTCCGGGATTGGACGATCTGGCGCTCGCGGTGGCGGTAGACAAAGACAGGAATGTCTACTTCGGCGGCGGGTTCGCCAATACTTTCGGAGGTGGGACCGCGCTCAATCTCATCACCCGCTGGAATCCGGACACCAATACGTTCCTCGCGATGGGTACGGGTCCGGGCCTGAATCTATCCGCTGGTGGCGGCCGGGTTAGAGGCATCACGATCGATCTGGATGGCGAGGTCCCGTTCATTACTGGCCTCTTTGACCGGGCGACTGGAGGAGTGGCCGGCGATCTGCGGGGGGTCGCGACCTATAACTTCACGGCCAACTCTTTCGACGAGCCAGGCGACGATGGCGCGACCTCGAATGACGTGCGGAGATCGGATCTATCACCCGACGGCAAGTTCTATGTCGGGGGCTTCTTCACTCACATTGGGGTCTCCGATGCGGATTCGGTCGCGGTCTACACCCGGCAGGATTGGCTGCCGCTCGGCCGACAAGGGGACGGCATCATTGGCGGGGTTTCGGGAGTGGTCCGCAATATCAAAGTAAGCCACAAGAATCGACTCGTCTTCGGCGGCGACTTCGATCAGGTCACGGGCGCAGAATTCGCCACGTTCGCGGCCTCTTGGAATGGGACCAGCTTCTCGCATCTGGATCTGGAACTCCCTGGCCCGACGAACGAGGTCCACGGCATCCTGCTCTTGGACGACGACATTTATCTCGGCCATGAGATCAGCGGGGTCGCGAGCCTGGCTTCCGCCATCCAGACGGTCACCAATCGCGGCCGGGCCTCGGCAGGCGCGGTCTTGGAAGTCTTGGGCCCGGCCCGGCTGCTGTGGCTCGAGAATCAGACCACCGGCCATGTGATCCGGATGGATCTGATCGTTCAGACTGGGGAACGGGTGACGATCGATCTGCGGCCCGGAATGCACAAAGCCGTCAGTGACTTCCGGGGCAACGTGAGCTCCGGGATCTTGCGGGATTCCGATGTCGGGGGCTTCAAGCTCATTCCGGGCGACAACCAGATTGCCTTCTTCGCAGTCGATACGACCGGCACTACTGAAATCAGTCTACGCTGGGGTATTCGCCACTGGAGTTTTGACGACATCGCATGGGCGCAGAACACCGGCTAGTCGTTCGCACCCATGACGGGGTTTACCTGCGGGAGCTGGAGACCTGGGAGAGCATCCAGTACGGCCGGTTTCTCAACAACGTCGGCTGGTTCATGATCGTGATGTCCCCCGAGGGTGATGATGATCTGCCCGACGTAGATCGGCTGATTGAATTCTGGCGCAAGCCCGAGGGCGGGGAGGAGCGGCTGGAAATGGTCGGCTTCTGCCGTTATTGGGACTGGTTCGAGGCCGGGGCCGGGAACGACCGGCTGAGGCTCGGCGGCGAGGACCAGATGGGACTTCTGCAGCGCCGGGTCATCGCCTTCAATGCCACGACCTCCCAATCGGAAAAGACTGACGAGGCCGACGATCTGATCAAGGCTATCGTCCGGGAGAACATGGGATCGCTCGCGCCACTGGATGAAGCCGGGCGCCCGCGGGCCTTCCCGGCCAGCCACTTCGAGGTCATGGGAGACTTGGCGGATGCTCCGTCCGTGACCCGCAGCTTCGCCTGGCGGAACGTCCTGGATGTCCTGCAGGAGGTCGCCGAGTCCTCCCGAGATCAAGGGACACCGCTGTATTTCGATCTGGAACCGACCGGGGCCGGGACCTTCGCCTTCCGGACATGGGCGAATGTCCGGGGCGTGGATCGGACGGCGACCGCGGGGCTCAATCCATTGATCTTCAGTCAGGAGGCCGGGAACCTGACCGATCCATTCCTGCGCGAGGACTGGCGCGACGAATGGAATTACATCTGGGGCGGCGGCCAGGGCCAGGGCACGGATCGAGTGATCGATCCCGAAAAGGATCTGTTCCGCAATGCCCGTTCGATCTGGGCGAGGCGGGAGACCTTCCAAGATGCCCGGGAAGAGGAGACGACCTTGGGGGTCGCCAATCGAGCGTTTGAGCGGCTGCAGAAAGAACGGCCGGTGATCGAGTTCCGAGCCGAGCTCCTGGACCGCCCGCAGACTCGCTACGGGATCGACTGGTTCTTAGGTGACAAAGTGACCGCGAAGTACCGCCATCGCCAATTAGATCTGACGATCCGCAATGTGCAGGTCAGTTTGAATTCCGACGGCGAGGAAACCTTGAGCATCATCACGGAGGTGGATCGTGTTACCGGCTGATCGGGCCTTGCAGGAGATGGCGGGCAAGCTCCGGGATGCCCAGCGAAGGATCGAGCGGCTGGAGACGTTGGAGGCCCCGGCGTTGACCGCTGGCGTTGTTTGCATTGATCGAATCGTTTTGAGTACCGTGGCCGAAGATGTGGAGTTCTCGTCCATTGATCAGTCGTTTTTACATCTCTGGTTATGGATTTATGCTGCAGGAACGTCCAATGGTTGTCCGATGCTGATCACCTTTAATGGTGATACTGCAGACAATTATCGGCATTTCAATGTTGGCGATGAACGATTTACTTCGGGTCCGGACCAAGATGTCCGGTTCGGTGGAACAAGTGTTGATACTTCAATAAAAATAGCGAAGACTGGAGGGGCTACTAGCGGCGCGGACAATTTTGGGGCTTGTGAAATCAACATCATGAACTATGGCAGATACTTAAATGTCTCAGTGCGCCGATCTATCGTTTGGAAATCCTGGGATTATTCTTTTGTGTTTGACGAAAGCGATCTGTCTTGGGTGGGCACCCGACACGGCGGCGGCCAGTGGACCAATGTCAGTGATCCGATCACCTCAATTCTTATTAGCGCGGGCGGCGGCTTATGTGAGTTCGCGAGCGGCTCCATCTTCACGCTGATGGGAGTGTGCGCGATATGAGAGCCGCGCTTGTAGACACTAGCAAATATCAAGGGGAAGTCAATCCCGGTCTGATTGCCGCGGCTGGTTTCGTCGGCATCGTTGCCCGCTGTACGATCGGCTACGTGGGCGACAATCAGCCGGATCCGCAATACAAACGGACGCAGCAGCTCACTCGGGATCTAGGGCTGATCTTCGGTGCCTACCACGTCCTGCGCCCTGAGAACCGAGACCCGAAACGGGAGGCCGCGGCCTTCGCCGCTCAGGCCGGTCCGACCGATCTGGATGTCCTAGACTGCGAGGTCATGGGAGGACAATCACCGCAGGGTGTGGTCGCACAGATTCGGGACTGTCTGCTGGAAATGGAGCGCCTCCGTGGCAAACGCCCGATAGTCTACTCCGGGTCCTGGTTTTGGGACGGGGCGGGATACATCGGGCCAGCTACTCCCGCGGGATGGGAGAAAGACTACGCGCTCTGGGAGGCGGAATACACCCGCTCTCTTCCCCGCGGCGGAGTGGAACCTTCGTGGGCTCCGACGCTTGATCCTGGGGATCTATCGGATGGTTTCGTCGGATGGAAATTCTGGCAGTGGACTTCCGCCGGCCGACCCTATGGCGTGCAGAGCCAGAGCCTTGACTACGATGTGTTCAATGGGACGAAGGAGCAGCTGCGGACTTACCTGGGATTGGATCCGCCTCCGGTCCTTCCGCTTGAACAGCAGGTCGGGATCTTGAATCGAGAGGCCGCTCTGCGCGGTTGGAATCTGGCCCCATGACTTTGGGCCTACTTGTCAGCCAACCCTCACCTGTGTTAGCGTAACCCCAGCCGGAGTTCCATCATCTTCTCGCAATTTCTGGAGACCATGCCTGACAGCGTAATCAGTCTGCTCGTCCAGATCCCGATTGTCGGTGCCTTCATCTGGTTCACATTGAGATTGAGAGATGAGGAGCGCAAGGAACGCAAGGAACGAGATCAGGAGTGGCGGAGTTGGCTCAAAGACGAGCACACCGCTTTCATGTCTTTTTTGACCGAAGAGCGCAGTACCAGGGCCGCCCAATTGGATCGGTCCTTTGTCGTTCTGAGCAGCGAGCTGACAGCGATCAATGAGAAGGCCGATGCTCGAGCCGCCGCTGCCATTGAACAGGTTGTGAGTCGTCTGAGTGAGAGTAGTGTCTCCTCTTCGAGTCGCTGAACGGCTACTCGCGATCTTCGGTATCTCAATACTGGCGATCTTCGCCGTTGGCGTTCTATTCCCGCAACCGGCCTCGGCCTGGGATTGCGGCCGTTACAACTTCCAAGTCACGGCCTCCGGCGAGGTTCAAGTCGAGAACCGATCCGGCTCCAACGAGAACGCCCAGAAGGCCGATGTCTTCGTCAACGGGTCAAAGGTTCTCAACGATTCTCAGGTCCCGTCGATGCCGAAGGGAACGGACTGGACGGACTTCGCCGAGATCACGCCGCCTTCTGGTGATTGGACCTGGAAGGTGAAGGGCGAAAGCGACTGTGAGGATACGGGCGAGCATCATGGGATGGTCTCAACTCCGACAACTGTTCCAACGCTTCCGCCGACACCTGTCCCGACTGCGACGCTTGAACCTTCGCCTGTCCCAACAACAACAACGATCCCATCAGCAACGGGAACTTCGCCGCCAACTGCTACGCCAACTCAAGAACCGCAACCGACCGCCACGCTGACTCAGGTTCCACCTCCGCCGCCTGAGCCGTCCGATACTCCGCAGCCGGCACCGACCCATACCTCGCCGCCGGCGACATCCCGACCCACAGCAACCGAAACGGAACGGCCAGCCAGGACTCCATTCGGTCTAGCGGCCGTGACGGCTACGGAGATCCCGACAGGCGTGGTCTGTATGGCCTGCTGCTGTGCCTGCGGTTGCGGGATTGCACAGACCCCGATCATCGTGAATGTGAACGTCGAAGTCCCGAGCGCGGAGAATCCGGCTGTGCTACGCCAGCTCTCGGCCCCCGCGGTGGAACCCGATCTGCGGAAGCTGGAGCTGGAGGTCTTCGCCATCTTCTTCGTCTCCGGCGCCAACCTCATCCTCCTGGTCTACCTGATCCTATCTCGCAAGTCAGACTCCAGCGCATGAAGTCCATTATCGCCGCCTGGTTAGTGCTCGTCTTTTCTGTCGCCTGCGGGCCGGTCACGGAGATTCCTACGGCTGAGCCGAGTCCGATCCCACGCCCGACTCCACGTCCGCTCCCGACGCTTCCGAACTATCCCACCCCGTTCACCGTTCGACGGGAGCCGGTCTTCAACGAGCCGATTGTCGATCGCACGAACTGGATGATCCTGGGCGGGGACTACCGGGCGCACCGGGCCGGCACCGGGTGGGGTGACAAGACGGATGTCATCCTCTTGGTCTCGGTCCTCGAAACCGATCCCCTGGACATTGCGGTCGTCCAGTTCCCGCGCAATCTCTACGTCCCGGTCCGCGGCCTGGAGGATCAATGGCTGTTCGCGGTCTGGGGCCGGGAGGGCTGGGCTGGCCTGCGGCTTTACTTCCAAGAGGTCTTCGGAGTCGCGCCGGATGGCATCTTCTACACCGACATGGACCGCTTCGAGGTCTTCATCGATGACTTGGGAGGGATCGCGCCGGTGGGATCACAGCGATTGACCGGGGCCGAGACGCTGGTCTACCTGAGAGACAATCACGCGAACTGGGAGCTCGGGAGTTACGATGCCGAGCAGCGGGGCTTCCGAGTCCTGAATGCGATCTGGAGCCGGGGCTTCGAATACGTCACGAGCGATCCGATCAGCGCGGCCAGCCTCGTGCTCTCGCGCTGGGGCCCGCTCCTGCAGACGGACCTCGACAGCCTGCGGGACTTCTACGCCCTGGCCGAACTCGCCTATCGGGTGAAAACGACCGAGCAGATCGTGCGCTTCATACAGTTGGAGGAGCCGTACATCCTGCGCGGGGACACGCCCTTGGAAGTCCGAGGCATGGTGCCGAGCTACGATCTGGAACTCTGGATGAACGACTGTGTGTTCGATCAGATCTGCGAGGCCGATCCATGAAAGGGCGAGAGGCTCTCTGGGTACTACCTGTCGGATTCCTGCTGGGCGGCTGCGGTCTGGTGATCGTGATTCTACTGATGATCGATGAGGTTCTCTTTGGAGGCGCGCTTGGATTTCGATGACCGGCACTTTGAGGTCGCGAGCCCCTGACCGCTCGCGGAATGTCTGGCCTACTGCTGGCGTTCAGCCTGACATTCTCCCCTCTACAATCACCAGCCCAAGAGAAAGTCCCGGAAGGCCCTCCCGAATGGCTGATTTGGAATGTCGTCCAATGGCTGCCGCTTGTCGAGCGCTGGCATCCCGACTTCCCCGAACTCGACCCGGCCTGGGTGCTGGCGATCATCGCCCAAGAGAGTCAAGGCTTTCCGTACCTGGAGGGACCGGAGGGAGAGAACTCCATCGGTTTGATGCAGATCATCTCCCGATCCTGGACTGGCACCAAAGAGCAACTCAAACGCCCGGCCACCAATATCTATGTCGGGATGCGGATGCTCTCGGCGATCATTCTGCAAACCGACGGCGATCTGCGCCAGGCGCTCGGGGCCTACAACTGCGGGTTCGTAGGACTTGACGCAGGGCGCTGCGGCCGCTATGGTGGGTACGCGTATGCGGACCGGGTTATCGACTACTGGGTGCCGGTCTTCCGCATGCGGCTGGCCGGGGAAGCCATCACTCCCGACCGTGTAGGGGATTGGCTCGCGACGTTGGGGTATCGATGGGGTTTAGGTCAGTGGTATAAACAGGAGGAGCAGTATCGAAGACTTCTGCGTCTGATTTGGGGACATCCGATTCGAATGGAATAGGAATAGGAGAGAAAGCACATGGAACTTGATCCTGGACAACTGGCGCTCATCGGTATTGCGGCCTCGGTCATCACGGCGGTCTTGAAGTTTTTAGCGGGACGGCTGGGATTCGAGGTCCCGAGCAACTACGCGAAGATCCTGGTGTTCGTCGTGGCGGTCGTGATGGCGGGGATTTGGATGAAGCCGGACATCGGATTTTCAGAGGATCCGCTGGAGTTCGCCACGAATCTTCTGGCCGCCGCGGTTGCGGTCATGGGTTCGGCTCGGGCTGTCTATGAAATCTTGCTGGGCAGGCTGGGCCTGAACAAGCTCAAGTAAGCGCGGTCTTCCTCCTCCTCTGGGAGAACGGCTCCGGCTCGGCGTACCGGGGCCGTTCGGTTTAACAGTCGAATACCATCAGGCAACCCGTGAGCATCGAAACGGCCAGAATGAAGACGGCCATCCCGATCATGGCGAGGAAGAACTTAGCTGAGAAGGACATGGCCTAAGTAGCGATCTCTGTCGCAAGGCAACATTCACCTTGCTCATTGAGCAATCGCTGCAGATCGTGCGGCATGATGTAGGCGAAGCCGTTCTTCCCCCAGCTCCTGCTCCACGAGTTCTTGATTCGTATGAGATTCTTGGGCAGGCTGATCCCGTTCAGGACATAGGCATGGCCGCCGTCGATCGGACCCGCGATGCCCAGCACGCCGTTCTCGTCGGGCTCGAACATGCTGCGATACCAATTCGATCCGACCACAACCGGCCCGACGTAGAGCAGGGCATCAATCACATCGTTCACGTCCCAGGTCCAACGGTATTCCGAGATCAGGCCCAAGCTCTTCAGCACCTTGGCGCCAGCCCGGACGGAGGTCCCATAGTAGGCTGGTTCTTGACCTTCCCACTCATCCACCTTCTGAGCCTCGGCGTAGATGAATGCTGGATCGTAGAGCGGCGGCGTCTTCGCGCCCTTGGGCTTGTGCGTGATGGGCCCGTCTTCTACCCAGGCCGTCCAGGCGAAGCCGACGCAGCTCTGATACCCATTCTGATCTCCCCAAAAACCCGACGCATTCCAGTAGCGGGTCGTGCGGATCGGGACCGCGGCCTTCAGCGGGGCCGCGATCTCTCGGATCATGAACGCGTTGTCGCGCGGATCGGGGGCGTGGCGGCGCCCGAGGCCGAAGTTCTGTGGGTCAGTCATATTTGATCCTTTCGCATTAATCAGGAGGACCGGGCGAGGGTCGCGGGGTCGATGTCGGCGGAGCGCGAGGAGTCAGAGTAGGTCTGGGAGTAAAAGTCGGCCGCGGCCTGGGCGTGTTCGTCGGAGTCGCCGTCATGTCAATGAGCCAGCACTGAACGATGTCCGCACTGACATGAACCTCGGCTAGAGCCAGGCTCAGTCCGGGACATTCGGTCGTCCAGATCAGGGTCAGCGGTAGGGTCGGCTGAGCGAAAACCACAGATCCAACGAGCGCCCCGGTCGCGATCACGCCAAGTCCGATTCCTAGTTTCTGATTGCGGGTCATATCATGATCGTTCGTCTTGGGCGATGATGCTACCCCATACCCACTTTCCTGTTTTGACATCGATTCCACATGAGTATTCGGGTACGGGGTCAATCATTGGAAGATCAGGATGTTCAATGGTAAGCAGATAATTGGGCGATTGCTGTGACAGATTCTTCATCATGGCTGGAAGCCTGCGCCAGTTTTCAGGATCATCAAGAGCTTCTTGGACATGCTTCGATTTATATGCTTCGGCATGAATAAGATTAGTTCCTTCAGGTAGCATATCTAGAACGGTCATTATCAAGGCATCGCTCACACGAAACTTTGCTTTGCCAGTCATGTCTCCTCTCCTTGCTCAATAGGTTCGAAGCGACCGTTCTTTCCTCGTTGTATGGGAACCCTAATAACCTGGGGAAGCCCGAGCTTCTTGCGGATGTCGGGCCGCTTGGGTTCGTAACCCTCATTGACGATACGCCATAGGATCGCCGAATACAAACCGTATTCCTTCGCCAGCGCGGTCCAGCTCTTTTCGAGCCGTTCATTCTCTAAGTGTTTGATCAGAACGGAAAGGTCTCGTACCGCCCGTTTTGGCATGACTGGGCTAAAAGTGCCCGATTAGCTCCATTATAAACGGTACGGATTGGGGCGCAAGGACACAAAACCGCTTCTCTGGGCGAGCTCCTCGCCGTCGCCGGTGCGGAACTGGTAGAGCATCCCGTAGCGATCCTTGCGAGCGTAGATCATAGGCCCCGTTCCAGAATGCGGCGGCCGATCCATTCCGCCACGGGTACACACACCGCGTTCCCGAGTACCCGATAGCGGGCCGTGTCCGAGAGGCCCTCGGTCCAGCCATCGGGGAAGCCCTGCAGGCGCTCGCATTCCGTCGGTGTGAG